TTCTCCATAAAGTTTAACTTTTCTGAGCATAGCGATACCTCTTACCAGTACATTTTAATAACCACTCAGAATATGGCTCTCTACAAGATAGTCTATCTGCTAAATGGTGTAAAACCATATCTCCAAGAAAAATAGCTACATGATTTAAAGTTGGATGCAATATTGACATTAATAATACATCTCCCTCTTCTAACTTTTCATCTGACCTCAGTTCTCTGAAACCTGTTCGCCAAGCATAATCTTCAAATAAAGGATTTTCTAAAAACTCTTCTGGTGTCATGTTTCTTTCATAATCCTTTAGTTCAATATTTTTTTCCTTTTTATACCAATCTCTAACAAGTGACCAGCAATCAGTTACACCCCAGACCCATTGTCGTCCTAAGATATCTGGAACGTACCCTTCTGGTTTACACTCACCCCATTGTTCAGTTTTAGGGTTAACAATATACCAAGGTAATTTACTTTGTTCACAGCTAATTTTATCTGCCTGACTAGGATCAGGAGGTGTTATAGGATGACTATGAACAACACCAATAATTTCTCCTGTATTATCTGCTTTTACATAATCTTCTGGGTCAATAATAAAACACCGATTATCTGTAATTGAAAGATTACGACACGGATAATATCGTTCTTTACCTTTAACATTTAATAAAAGTCCGCAAGATTCTCTAGGATCTTCACGTTGAGCATGAAGTAATGCTTTATACTTCCAACTCATTGTGTAAATGTACCAATACTAGGAAATAACGCACGGGTGCATTGACGTTTGGGTGCTCTAACTCCAGCCATATCAATAGCTCCTGCTAACTCGAATTCTACTACTTCTCTATTTTCTGCTGACTTACGATCTACTATATAAATTTGACGTTTAAATTCTGCTGTGGGATCTGGTGTACCTAGTGGGTTTGAATTGCCTGGAAAATTTACAGCATCTAAAAATCTTGCCATTGTTCTTATTCTTGTAACAGTAGCACCTGTTAAATCATTACCTGCTGTTGTTTCATTAACAGTAAGAAGAATTGCAGATATTGTTCCAAGTGCATTACTTACAATAAGTTTTGGTCTTGGAATTTGACCACGTTGATATGCAAAACCTGTAGCTTCTATAGGAAATCTTTGATAAGAATTACCAGCCCATACTATTAGACCATTCGCATTTAAGTTGCTGCCAGAATGAAATCTATATATTGTTGTCTCACCATGTAAAGAGTTGTCTAGCTGTAGTGTAAAAAGTTCAATAATTGCAGAAGGATTTATCTTTTGAACTTCACTAAATACAGGAGCAGTGCTCATGGTTCAAATACCTCTCTAAATGTTGCCTGTATTGTTGCTCTGTTTAAATATGGAATTGATTTGGACCATCCTTCACATACAAATTTAGATGAACTAGCTTCTCCTGGTGGTTGAAAGTCAAAGCTGTCACTATCATTTGCTCTTGCATCTAAAAATGTTTCTATAGTATCTGCATCTGTTTCTGATACCTCAAAAGTAAAGTTAAATATTTTTGGATTTTGATGTTGAGCCAATCCAAATAATATTCTATGTTCATATCCGTCAGCAAAACGAACTATTCTAGTATTAGGTGCGGATCTTTTCTGTTGTCCGTATGTCGGAGTAATTGAAGGGAAGGTAGCCATTAAGCAAGTAAACCTCCAGGTCTTTTCTGTTGTATTAATTCAGATTGTACTGCAACTGATATAAGACGACCAAGTTCTCTACCTCTTTGCTCATCACCTTCAACAGAAGAACCAGAAGCATCTACATTTACCACTACACTTGTAGAACCGCCTAACTGATGGTTTGGTGTTATTGCTCCGCTAACTCCAGGTGTAAACATTTCTGGACCACGTTCTCCAACAATATAACTTCCACCAGCTTTAACAGGACCACCTTCTGCTTTAAAAATACCACCTAACAAACCACCAGTAATTGATTGTCCTCCTATATTTCCAAAAATAGCTAAATTTAAAAACGCATCAGCCATTTTATTTAACATATTTCTCATTACGTCATTCAATGTTCTCGTTCCTTTTATCAAATCTTTTATACCATTCCCCATTTCTATTTGAATCATGTTAGAAAGCTGTCTAAAAGGATCTATTAATGCTTTTGCATTTACAACAACTTGTTTTTGTAGGTCTACTTGAGCTTCTAACTTTTTAATTTTTTTGCCAAGTTCATCAGTGCTCAATTTTTCATTTTCTGCTCTCGCAAGTTCTAATTCATTAGTTAAATTATCAAGTTCAAACTGTTCTTTTAATATTCCTAATCTTTCATTACTCATTGTTAATCTATTTTGTTCAATTACTAATGCTTGTTGTAAAGGTTTTATTTGTTTTTGTTCAAAAGCTTGTGTTGCTAAAGTACTATCCTTCCCCGTTCCACTTCCCCCTGATGAAGTATTGGTTTTAAATTCAAATGGACTCGTATCAAATCCCAATAAATTTCGATACATATTTGCTTGTAAATTTTGAAATTCTGCAAAATTTAAACCTTGTTCTTCCCTTTGTCTTTTAGCACTTTTTTTGATATTCTCCCGTATCTGATCAAAATGTACTTTATCTCCACCAGTGGCTCTTATTTGATCCATTAAATCTATCTGTAGATTCTCTATAACTTTTTCTTGATTTAATTTTCTAGCAAAGTCAATAATTCCAGCCAAAAATGGCCCTAAAGAATTAGCCATTAATAATGTAATTTCAGTACCTAACTGATTTATTTCATTATTAAATTTAGTCATTTTTTCTGCATTTTCTTTTATTTGTCCCTGACTTATTCCAAATTGCTCTTCAAACCCTGACAAAAGAAGAGTTGCAGCAGAAGATGTTAAACCTAATTTTTCTAATTCAAGTGCTAGTTTGCCTGTTGGGGTATCAACTAAACCTAATTTTGTAACTAATTTTTCTATATTTTCTGTAGGTTTTGCAAGTGCTTTTGCCAAGTCATCTAAAGCACTTCCAATAGTAGTACCAGCTATAGATAATGCAAAACCAAATTGTCCCATACCAGATATTGCTGATAAGGCTCCTCCAGCTAAACCACCTAAACCTCCACCAATAGCAGCAGTCGGACCTTGCCCGAATAGCAAAGGAAAACCACCACCAATAATTCCACTACCTACTGCACTTGCAACACCTTTTCTAAGCATTTGTTGGCGTGTTAATGCTTGCTCTTTTCTTAGTCTTAAATCTCTTAGTCTGTTACCTCTAGCTAAAAGTTGATGTTCTCTTTGTTCTAGCGTTTGCATCCCTGTCTGTGCTCTTAAAGCATTATCTATAGCTTTTGTTCTAGTAGTTAATGCTTTTTCATATGTTTTTTCACGTTTTATCAAATTTTCTATGGCTTTATTAAATTTATCAGATCCAATACTGCTTTTGTCTAGCTGCTTTCTTGTAAACTGGATTCTTTTATTTAATTTATCTAAGTCTTTGCTTCCTTGAACAGCAAGTTTTAGATTTACTGTATATTCAGCCACTTAAAAAATAAAATATTTATCTCATTCTACCTCTTTTCCCTTTTAAAGCACTAGTTCTTTGTGCTTCTTGTTGATGCTTTTTATAATCTTCATGTTCAAGTTCAGCATAAGCAGCCCAACCTATCATTTCTTCAATAGTTAAAGTTTCTGATAATTCAGCAACGGTTTTACCTAATTCTTTGGCTAATGAAAATAAAAACTTCCAATCATTATTAGCTTTTCAATTCGGCTTTAGCCTCTTTTACCCCCTTAGTCTGACCAGCTTCTATCATGGCTAATTGTATTTCTTGTAAAATATTTGCTTCAACTTCTCTTCTTAAAGACGCTTTATCACCATCTTGAAAAAGTCTGCCACCATCTTTATCTAATGCTTTTTCAATCATAAGTTGTAAAGCAAATTCATTTGCATCTTCACTAATAGATTTTTTTTGTATTGATTCTCTTTCTGCAATAGTAAGTGGATGCCAATAAACACTAAAAATAACATTGTCATCTTTAACTACGTCATGTTGATATAGTTGGCTAACACCAAAACTATTCTTTAAAAGTTCGATTGCTCTAGTCATAAAATAAGTATTGCTACTTTATGATACTAGGCATTGGCTGAGAATTGGCAAGATATTACACCAACGAAATGACTTCTATCTTCAATTTCAAGCATTGTAGGCCCGTTTATATCCTGTACTCTTGGCTTTACACTAAAACTATCAACATAAGTAGAAGCATTTACAGAAGTTAGTCCATTAATTACACTTTCAGCTATAGCAGACAAATCTTTAGTGCCTTTACTCTTTGGAACATAAATATTGCATTGAATTACACCTGAGTAAAAATCAGAACTAGCTCCTTGGTTTTGTAATGTTGATTGAGTGTAATTAACCATCATCATTACATATTTTTTAGTCTTACCTGAAGTCGTAAAAGTAACATTGTCATAAACCATAGAAACAGTTGGATCTACGTCTGTTACTGCATCTGTAACTGCTTTTTCAAATGCTGCTCTTGTTTTTACTAAAGTCATAATTAAAGTACGTCAGAATAACCAATGCTAGATTTTGCACTACCAAAACCTTGTATTTGTTCTTTTGCACCTAGCAAGAATAACTTGCCTTTTTTCTCCTTCATATTATCTCGTATTATTTGAGCTAAACGACCTTGAACAAAATTTTGTATCTTACCTCCTTCTAAAGCGTAAGCTGCATATTTAGCTCTATTACCAATATAAACAGCTTTTTTTATATCAAAAACTCTTGTTACAGGAAATCTGGCTTCAACTTTATTAGGAGGATTATATGGCTTCTTTTTACCAATTTCTGCAAATTTAGACCAAGGTTTGTGATCCTTTACTTTTTGTGTTGCTTTTGGAGGAGTATTTGCAGCTTTCCAACTCGATGCAAAAAATCCTGTATAAACAGGACTATGTTTTTTTGTAGTCAAACTAGCATGAGTTTTTTTAATAACTTTATTAAAATCACTATTAATAAGAACTTTCATGTCTGCAATAGGATCACTTTTAGAAAAATCTTTAGCCATCAGAATCGTACCAATACAGTAAACAAATACACCTGCCCACCTTTTTTAGTGTCAATATCATAAATCTGTGCTGTTCTTGTTTCTCCCGCATATGTAAGTTGTATCTCATCATCAAAATCAACTTGATTATTACCAATTAAATTGGGAGTGATATATAATTTTGCCTGTCTAATCTCTTTACCTTCGTCATCTTCAGATTTAATAAACTCAATAGGTACTTTTAAATTTAGATAAGTAGTATCAATAGTAATTTGCTCAGAAGTATTAATGTTATAACTTGATCTCCCTTTTTTTACATAATTAATAGTTGCATCTAAAGAACTACCTAAATCAGCTACTACCTGTTTAGCTACGCTTTTTAATAATGAATCTAATTGACCTGCCATTATCCTCTAACTACCCTCATCTGAAAAGCACCTGCTCCACCTAGCATATATGCTCCAAGATAACTTTGTAACCAAGGGTAAACATCCATAATATTATTTATAGA